GTGTACGTAGGGGTCGGCGCCCTCGACGCCCCGAAGGTGCCGACAGAATATGTTCCGCTACGGGCGGATGTGGTCATCCGCCCCTACGGGGGGAAAATAATAGGTAATAGTGAATAGTGAAGAGTGAATAAGTGAGGTATCGCCGTTGGCGATGATTTATATTTTGGGAAGTCGAGGGCGCCGTCCCCTACGGTGGGGTATCGAAAATGCGTTGTAGGGGCGCACCTATGTGTGCGCCCGAATGGCTGCATATTTTATCGGCAGATTTTGCGGGCCGACACACAGGTCGGCCCCTACGGGGGGGGGAACAGGGTGCGGTTTTGGGGACGGATGACCCGTCCCCTACGGCACACGTTTTCGGCCTTGCATTGTAGGGGTCGGCCTCCCGGACGGTGTTATTGGATAATTTGTGCGTAGGGTCGACCCTTGTGGTCGACCGGAATCGGTTTTGGAGGCCGCAAGGGCCTCCTCTACACCGGGGGATTGAAAACGAACCGTAGGGCGGGGAGAAAAGCTGAAAAATTTTATAAAAAATTTGAAAGTTGCATGGTTTCATGCAACTTTTTTGCGTTTTGGCGGCGGTGGGTGAAAGGAGTGGAGGGTATGGCAAGAAAAAAGAAAGCTCCCGACCGGGAGGAGGTGCTGCTGCAGGCAGCGCAGCTGGCCCGTGCCGGGGCCAACGACTGTGCCGTTCTTGCGCTGCAGGGCAAGGACGCGGACATTGGCGGACTGGATCTGCGGCTGCTGACGGGCGTGAAAAAGAACAAGGACGGCAGCGTGGAGGTCAAGCTGGCGGATCGGCTGCAGATTTTGCGGTTTCTCATGGAAATGACGGAGCATCCGGCTGACAGCGGCAGCGGAGAGACTTCCCTGCTGGAAATGCTGCACGCCCAGACCGATGCCTGATCTGCAGCTTTCTCCCAAGCAGCGGCAGGCGGCCCTGTGGTGGGAGACGGGGACGGAGGACGGCATCATCTGCGATGGGGCTGTCCGCAGCGGCAAGACCCTGTGCCTGTCCCTGGGATTTTTTCTCTGGGCCATGGAGACCTTCAGCGGCCAGCGGCTGGCCCTGTGCGGCAAAAGCGTGGGCAGCATCCGCAGGACGGTACTGGCGGAGGTGCAGCCCCGTCTGGAAAAAAGCGGCTTCCGCTTTGAGGAGACACGGTCGGAAAATTGGCTGGAGGTCACCTACCGGGGCAGGAAAAACCGGTTTTACCTGTTTGGCGGTATGCACGATTCCTCTCAGGATCTGGTGCAGGGCATGACTCTGGCCGGCGCCCTTCTGGACGAGGCGGCCCTGATGCCCAGAAGCTTTGTGGAGCAGGTCTCCGCCCGCTGCTCCGTGCCGGGGGCCAAGCTGTTTCTCAGCTGCAATCCGGCAGGGCCGCGGCACTGGCTCTACGAGGAGTGGATCTTAAAGGCGGAAGAGAAAAATCTGCGGTATCTGCATTTTACCATGGCGGACAATCCGGGCCTGCCGGACAGCGTGAGGCGGCGGTACGAGCGGATGTACTCCGGGGCGTTTTACAAGCGGTATGTGCTGGGGCTGTGGGTCTCGGCAGAGGGTCGGGTCTACGACTTTTTCCGGGCGGAGGACGCTGCGGATGCCCCCGACGGGCCCTTTGACCTGTGGTACATCTCCTGCGATTACGGCACATCCAACCCTGCGTCCTTCGGCCTGTGGGGCAAGAAGGATGGCGTCTACTATCGGGTGGCGGAATTTTACTTTGATTCCCGCCGGGAGGGCCGGCAGATGACGGACGGGGAATATGTGCAGGCCCTGAAGAAGCTGGCCGGGGAGCGCACCATTGAGGCGGTGGTGGCCGATCCCTCGGCGGCAAGCTTTCTGGAGGCCCTGCGGCGGGAGGGCTTCCGGGTCATAAAGGGCAAAAACGACGTGCTTTCCGGCATCCGCATGACGGCCCAGCTGCTGAAGGAGGGCAGGCTGGTCATCTGCCGCACCTGCCCGGACTGCCTGCGGGAGATGGAGGACTATGTGTGGGAAAGCGGCGACAAAGTCCGCAAGGAGCATGACCACGCCATGGACGATATGCGCTATTTTGCCGCCACCGTGGCCATGGAAGAATGCAGCGGCTTCACGGCCCTTGCCGTGGAGCGCAAATGCTGACACTTGGAGGAAAACATGAAGAAAAACCAAAAGAAACAGGACAGAAGCCCTGCGGCAGCTGCCATGCTCCGCAGCGGCAGCCGCCATCCCTTCGGGGCGCTGGACGGCTATGTGCCCCTGAGCGGCAGGGAGGAAGCCCTCTACCGCAGCCTTCGGGAGGCCCTGCCCGTGGTGGATGCGGCGGTGGAGAAGCTGGTGCGGCTGGCAGGAGGCTTTTCCGTGCAATGCTCCGACAAAAAAGCGGAACAGGCTCTGACGGAATTTCTGCGGGACGTGCCCTGCGGCAGAGGACAGGTGGGGGCGGAAAGCTTTCTGGCCAGCTACCTTTCCAGCCTGCTGACCTACGGCGCTGCCGTGGGAGAGATGGTGGTGCATCACGGGCATCTGGCGGCCCTGTGCTGGGGGGATGTGAGCCAGATCCACATGAAGCAGACGGACAACCCTCTGGATGTGACCCTTTGCACCTATCGGGACGGCAAGGTGCAGCCCCTGCCTTACCAGAATCTGCTGCTGTTCACCCCCAGAGACCCGGAGCCGGAGCATCCCTACGGTGTTTCCCTGCTGCGCTCCATGCCCTTTCTGGCGGATGTGCTGCTGAAGATCTACCACACCGTGGGCCGCAACTGGGAGCGGGCCGGCAACGTCCGATACAGCGTGGTCTACAGGCCCGAAGGGGAGGTGGACCCCGTGACGGCCCAGAAACGGGCCGGGGAAATGGCGTCGGCATGGCGCACAGCCATGCAGGAGACCAAGACCGGAGCCGTACGGGATTTTGTGGCGGTGGGCGATGTGTCCATCAAGGTCATTGGGGCTGACGGCCAGATTTTGGACAGCCAGGTGCCCGTGCGGCAGATCATGGAGCAGCTGGTGGCCAAGACCGGCCTGCCGCCCTTCCTGCTGGGCCTCAGCTGGGCATCCACGGAGCGCATGGCCAGCCAGCAGGCGGACATCCTTACGTCCGAGCTGTGGGCTCTGCGGCGGACGGTGGAGCCGGTGCTGCGGAAGATCTGCAGCACATGGCTGAAGCTGGAGGGCTACGGCGGCAAGGCCGACATCGTATGGCAGGAGATCAGCCTGCAGGACACCCTGGAGGAGAGCCATGCGGCCCTGTACCGGGCCCAGGCGGCGCAACTTGCAAAGGAGGAGCAGAATGCAGATTCGTAAAGCGGCCAATGTGCTTTCCGTGGGAAACCCCACGCAGGAGCAGCTGGCCAACATCAACCGGCAGGCAAAAAGTCCCCTCTCGGCAGAGGAGGTCTATGTGTTTGCCGTGCGCCTGTGCGACGACCGTCCCGACCGGGACCATGAGCGGTTTTCGAAGCAGGCCCTTGAGCAGCTGGCGCCCATGTTCGTGGGCAAGACCGGCATTCTGGACCACGATTGGCGGGCCGAAAATCAGATGGGCCGCATTTTTGACGCTCAGGTGGTGACGGAGGGCTCCGTCAGCTGGCTGAAGGCTTGGGTCTATATGCTCAGAAGCGAAAAGACCGAGCCGATCATCCGGGAGATCGAAGGGGGCATCAAAAAGGAGGTCAGCGTAGGCTGCGCCATGGGCCGGACGGTCTGCTCCGTCTGCGGTGAGGACTACGGTCTGTGCGAGCATCGCAAGGGGGAGATTTACGGTACGGAGGTCTGCACCGCCATTTTGTGCGAGCCTGTGGACGCCTACGAATTTTCCTTTGTGGCGGTGCCCGCCCAGAAGGAGGCCGGTGTGGTGAAACGGGCGAAAAAGGCCGACGCCAAGACCGCGGCCCTGCTGCAGGAGGCCAAGGACGGCAGAATGTTCAAGGCCATGCTGCAGCAGGATGTGGTGAAGATGGGCCTGCTGCTGGACTTGGGTCTGGAAGAAGACCTGTGGCGCAAGCTGGCCATGGCCCTGGACACGGAGGAGCTGCGGCAGGTCCGGCAGGCATTTTCCCGGAAAGCGGCGGAGCTGTTTCCGCCTGTGACCCAGCTGGGGGCAGGGTTCCGGCAGGAACAGAAGCCCGACAGCGCATTTTTGATCTGAGGAGGAGTTTTTTATGATCACTTTCGATTCCATTCATGAGACGTTTATGACCTTCAGCGCAGACGACGGTCTGGAGGCCGGCATGGTCTGCAAAATCACCGACAACTGTGCCGTGGGCCCCTGCCAGAGCGGCGACAGCTTCTGCGGTGTGGCCCGCTCCGCCCGTCTGGGCATGGCAGGCATTGTGCTGTCGGGCTATGTGACCCTGCCCTTCAGCGGCACTGCGCCCACCCTGGGCTACTGCGCCCTGTGCGCCGACGGCACCGGCGCTGTGAAGGTGGGCGGCGACAGACAGTATCTGGTGGCCCACGTGGACAAAAACGCCCAGACTGTGGGCCTGTTTCTGTAAGAAAGGAAGGATAGGAACATGGGTTTTGAAAATCTGAAGCTGGAAAAGGGTATGTACCGGGAGGGCGGCAAGTCCTTCACGCAGGTGCTGGAGAGCCTTGACCCCAGCGAAAACTACAAGGGCACCGCTCTGGAGGGCACCGACGCCTTCCAGCGTCAGCTCAAGCGGTTTGACATCCGTGTCAAGGGCGCATGGTCCGACCCTGTGGAAAAATTCTTCCACACTCAGGAGTCTGCCGTGCTGTTCCCGGAATATATTTCCCGCGCTGTGCGTCAGGGCATGGAGGAAAGCGACATCCTGCCCAAGATCGTAGCTACCACCACCACGGTGGACTCTCTGGACTACCGCAGCGTCTTTTCCGACGCCAAGGAAGAGGACAAAATGCTCTCCGACGTGGCCGAGGGCGCGCAGATCCCCACCACGGAGATCAAGACCAAGAGCAATCTGGTGCAGCTTTACAAGCGCGGCCGTATGCTGGTGGCATCCTATGAGGCCATCCGCTTCCAGAAGCTGGACCTGTTCTCCGTGACCCTCCGCCAGATCGGCGCCTACATCCACACCATGCATCTGAAGGACGCCATCGATGTTCTGGTCAACGGTGACGGCAACGGCAACGCTGCCGAGGTGGTGAAGGCCGCAGGCGGCCTTACCTATGAGGAGCTGGTGAAGCTGTGGGCCAAGTTCGAGCCCTACACCATGAACACCATGCTCTGCCCCTCCGACGTTATGGTGGATATGCTGGCGCTTCCCGAACTGCAGAATCCCCAGACCGGCCTGAATTTCCAGGGCACCGGCACGCTGTCCACCCCTCTGGGCGCAGAGCTTATCCGCACCTCCGCAGCTCCCGAAGGCAAGATCATCGGCCTTGACCGCCGCTATGCCCTGGAGCTGGTCCGCGCCGGCGACGTCAGCGTGGAATATGACAAGGTCATCGACCGCCAGCTGGAGCGGGCAGCCATCACTTCCATCTCCGGCTTCGGCAAGATCATGGAGGGCGCCGTCAAGGTGCTTGAGCTGTGATGACGGAGGACATTTTCTGCGCTGCCATGCTCTACACAGGAGCGCAGGAGGATGCCGCGCCCGTGCTGAAGGAGCTGTGCCGTGGGGCAGAGGCCCGCTTGCGGGCCATGCTGCTGGACGGTGTGGAGGTAAAGGATATCTACGAAAGCTTCGTCACAGCCGCCGCCATGCTGGCGGCGGCTGACCTGACGGCTCTGCAGGCCGGTGACGCCACCCGGTTCACTGCAGGCCCCGTCTCCGTGACAAGGGACGACCGCAGCCGGGCCAGAAGCCTGCGGGAGCAGGCCATGGTCATGATCGGCCCATGGTGTCAGGATGCGTTCTGCTTTTTGGGAGTGAAGGCATGAGGCGGGAGATCCTGCAGATGCTGAAGCTTCTGGGCGGGCCTGTCACGGTGGTGACGGGCGGCAGGGAAGAAGCGCACCGTGCCGTGCTGGAGCCGGTGGCGTCTCTGGCAAGACAGTCGGCGCGGCGGCAGATGCGGGCTTTGGGGCAGGTGCCCCAAAGCCAGTATCTTTACGTGGGCCTTGAGGACGTTTCCGGGGCGGACTTTCTGCTGCGTCGGGGCAAAAAATTCGTGCCCCGGCTCTGCGAGGAGGCAAGCCTTGGCGGTCAGGGCCTGTTTTTCTGGGGCCTTTGCGTCCCCGTGGGAGAGGAGGAAGCATGGAAGGATTGATGCAGTCCGTTGTTTCCCGGCTGAAGCAGGCCGGCGTGCCTGCGGTACGCAGCTTTCCCGGCGGCGTGATCCCGCGCATCACCGGCCCTGTGGCGGCGGTGAGCATGGAAAAGCTGCAGGCGGTGGACGGAGGCTTCGGCAGGGCCTTGGGCGCAGCCCACGGCAGACAGGTGCAGGTGACGGTGCTGGTGCGGCTCTTTTCCCCGGACAGCCGGGGGGCGGACTCCGTCTGCCGGGCGCTGATGCAGTGGCCTGCCGTTTTGACAGCAGAGCTGGAGGAGCCGGTCTTTGATGCGGGGGCCGACTGCTTCGTCACCTGCCTGCGGGCAGCGTTCAAGGGTCTTGTGTCCGACGCCGCGGAAACAGACGAAGGCCCTGCATTTACGGACTTCAGACTGGAAGGAGAAATGAAATGAGCATCGTTTATCACGAGCGGCCCGGCGTCTACTCCGATTACACGGTGTCCCGGCTGACCGCCTCCGGCGGTGAAAAGCAGATTCTGGCCATGGCGGCTTACAGCACGGCCAAGACCGGACTTTACACCGTCACTGCCAGAGAAAGCGGCCTTGCTGCCTTCGGCAGCGGCAGCACCCTTGGCAAAATGCTTGCCGCCGCCTACGACAACGGCGCAGGCACGGTGCTGGTCTACAGCATGGACAGCACGGAAAAAGAAGCCTACGAGGCCGCCTTTGACGCCCTGCTTTCCCAAAAGAAGGCGGCGCTGATCTGCACCGACAGCCATGACGCTGCCGTGCAGGCCGCTCTGGCGGCAGCCCTGCAGGCGTCTGCCGGGCAGAAGGGCGAGTGCATCGGCATCGTGGGCATGGAGGATCCCACCGCAGAGCAGCTGCTGGAGCGGGCAGCGGCTCTGGACTGCGAGCGCATGGTGCTGGTAGGCCCCGATGTCTACGACGGCGCCTCCCTTGCCGGCGGCTGCGTGGCAGCGGCGGCCTTGGGCGGCCTTCTGGCCGGGGAGACAGACCCGGCTCTGCCCCTCAACGGGGCAAAGCTGCAGAGCGTTGACGGGGTCTGCGCCGCTTACAGCGAAACGGAGATCGACGCCCTTGTTCGGGGCGGCGTTACGGTGCTGGAGGCATCCGGCGGCGCCGTCAGCGTCCTGCGGGGCATCACCACCCGCCAGACCGTAGGCGACGGCAGGGACACCACTTGGCGGGAGCTGACCACCGTCCGCATCTGCGACGATGTGATCCCCGGCATCCGCAACGCGCTGGCGGCAAGATTTTCCCGCGCCAAGAACAATGCCGTCACCCGCAGCGCCATCTACACGCAGGTGCTGCTGGAGCTGGAAAGCCGTGTCCGACGGGAGATCATTGACGGTTATGAGAACCTGTCCGTGGAGCCTTCGGCGGAGGACGCCTGTGTGTGCCGGGTGAAATTCGGCTTTACCGTGACCCACGGCCTCAACCGGATCCATCTGACGGCCAACATTTCTGTGTAAGGAGGCGATCTTGTGGCCAATTTTATGACCGTTCCCACCACGGCAGATGTGAACCTGCTGGTGGAGGAGAAGGTGGTGGCCCTGGTGCAGAGTTACCGGGCCACCGCCACCAGAAAGGGCAAGGCCATTCTGGCCTTCGGGCAGAATGAGCCCGTTGCCACCATTGACGGGGCGGAGGAATATGTGCTGGAGCTGAGCCGCCTCTATGCCACGGAGGAGGCCGCCAAAAGCGGCGTGGACTTTATGAGCCTGTCCGATTTCAGCCTTACGGTGGATATGCCCGGCCGCCACATCGTCTACAGCGGCTGCCGCTGGACCAAGGAGGAGGAAAGCGCAGACGTAGGCGGC